GTGAGCAGGGTCAAGAACGCGCGCTTGAAGATTGACCGTAGCGTGGTTATTGTGCCAGGCGTGAAAGTGGATATAGGCGGCATTGTAGGGTCGGCCGTCGTGGCTCTTTTTGGATACAAAGTCAACCTCCTTCACTTCTCCAACATATTCGTTGAAGACCTTGGCAACCGCCGCCTTGCTGTAATTAGCAAAGACGTGGGGAACGTAGAGGCTGATATTCTGAATGGCGGACATATTTTGATAAGCTTAATGCAGTTTGTTGTCTTGGACAAGTGCCATTAATTATGATACAAATAAGCATCTCAATTTTTTTTTATTCTTGTGTAAAATGACAACCACTAAAATTTTATAAAATTTGAAGAAATTTATTTACTGAAAATTCGGCACTGAAAAAAAGGCACCGGTCGGTACACCCCGGATTCAGCAATTTTTAATATATCTCTATATTATTATGGCATCTACCACTCCCACAAAGCCAACATATTTCTATGCGGCAGAATATATCAACCCCGCACAATATGGTACCCCCCGCCGCCATTACCATTAAAAGGGTTTGAAAAGAAGTACCCCGATTTTAATATTAGACCCAGCTCCAATGTGATTAATAACCCGATGAAATTGGTCGTAAAAATAGGTCTATACGTCTATACGCTACATGAAAACGGTATGATTACAGAAGGCGGCACCGTAATAAATAGCCCGGCGGGCATTCGCCTTCTCATATATCCCGAATTAGCAAAAGAAAATACGGACTCTATGTCGCGTTGGCGTGGTGGCATTAGAAGAAATCGCAAGTCTACCAGAAATCGCAGGTCTACCCGAGCCCGTAATTCTACCAGAAATCGCAGGTCTACCCGAGCCCGCAAATCTACCAGACGTTAAATCCTCAAACTTATAAATTTTTAGTTATTGCAAAAAACACGCAATAAATAAAAAAATTGAAATGCTTTAACACCAATTAGTTATGAATACTATTTTATCAACGTGGTATTTTGAACCCTTTAACATTAATATGACAGCGCCTTATGATTGCCCAATTTGCATGGATGAGGTCGACTTCACCAAAAACTGCGTCACTACAGAATGTGGCCACACCTTTCATGCGAGGTGTCTAATGACAAGCGTAGCGCATAATGGATTTGCGTGCCCATATTGTCGCACGGCTATGGCTGAGGAAGTTGCTGAGGAGGAGGATGAATGGGATGATGATGCGACTGTAGAGGAGATTTATGGCGATGATGCGCTCAGGGGGTTCCGCTTCTTCATGAACAATGTTAATGGCGTTCCGCACGATGCAGAGGATGTGGAGGAAGAGGAAGAGGCGATGAGCCCGCGCCGGCGTACGTACGGCGATGTACGTTTCAATGATAATGGAGAGATGAGCTGGGAAGAGGAGGAGGAAGAAAACCCAACTGCCGAGTTCGTCGCGCAAACACTCACCGAGCAGGGCGTGACAGTAGAGCAACTGGTAAAGGCTCTGATGGCGGACCATGAAGAATACCAGGATGACGATGATGTAGAGCGCATAAATGACGAGCTATTTGGTAAGCTTCGCATCATTATCTCCAACTACAAACCAGGCGATCAGGTCAAAAATCGGCCAGAAATAGACGACCCCCAACTTACTGTGCCACAACCAATTCTAGTCGATGTATAAAAATAACAAAAAATAAAAAGCATTCTATTTAACTTATAAATAAAACAAAAATAAAGATACTGGCTCGTAAATAGGCGCCAATATCTTTTTCATTTATTTTTATTATGCAAATAATAATCATTTTAAAAAAAAATTGAGAAGCTTTTTATTTTGGAGTTGATGCTAACCAAACACAAGACGTGTACCTTAAAGTATCAAAATAATCAAAATGGACGGACTCAGCTGCATTTATATTCCTCGCATTTCAACCCTCGTACCAAGCAATGTCATAGTGAGCGAGATTGAAAATCGCGGGATAGGTCGTGTTAGTCGCGTGGACTTTGCACCGATTACCAAACAACCGGGGTTTGGAAAGGATGTTGACTTGGTCGTAAGATCGGCATTCGTTCATTTTAAAGATAGTTTTGTAAATGAATTAACAGCGGAAATCGTGCAAAAATTCAAGAACGGCGAGGGATATCGCTTCTATCCCGACTTCTGCCCTCCTCCCTATTTCAGACGCGAATATTGGCTATTGCTCAAGGCGGCCAATCCTATACCAGAGACAACAATGACCACTGCGCAAATTGTCAACAACTGCCATTTGCTGGAGCTCCGCGTAGAGGAGCAGGCGCAGACAATTCGCCAGCTACAAGAAGCGCTGGAACGCGTTTACCAAGACAATGCTGGAAGAATAGCTGCATTGGAGGCGACAGTTCGAAGACTAATTCCGCAGCCCTATTCATATCCGTCTTCCTTCTGCGAAAACCAAGAGGGCGAGCTCCACAGATATGCGCGCGTTACTCCTGACCTAAGTGGCTGCGAACAATATGCAGAGGATTACGAGTCTGAGTTGGACGACTACGACACAGACGTTGCCAACTACAATGCGCTCGAAGACGCGACAATCCTGAGTGGTGATAGTATGCCAGCACTGGAAAAGATGTCCATTGGATCAGAAAGAAGCAACATATCCAGCGACCTATGCGGAAATGAATGAACCAAAAACAAAACAAAATAAAACCCAAGCCATAGCAATTAGATAATCATATTATAAACAGTAAAATAAGTAAGTAAATAAAAACTTTTTTGTCGGGTGTTATTACATGTATAGATTCATTAATAAGATGAGTGCACCAAGACCAATATCCGCAAATAGACATGTTCCTATTATGCCACCAAACGTGGATGCTGCAGCAAAAACAATTTCTCTCTTTAGTCAGCCATATTTAGACACGTATAACCAGTGTTATAAAAACATTGTTGTATTAAATAGGCTGCCGCAGGGGCCGCTGGCAGATTTAATTGTAAGAGTGAATTTCCCTCCGCTCAGCGAATTTAGTCAGCCAGGGCCATGTATTCGCTCAAAACAATGCGGGCTTGCCATATCATCCTTTGGCGTGGGGTGTGGAAAAGGTTGCAACAATTTAATGGTAGTGGACGAAGTCCCCGATTTAATTTCTTTTCTGGTGGAAAATGGATATACTGTGGACACCAGTATAACAAAAATGTTTAACGCAAGTGATATACGGTTTGATACGAATACGGGAAATAAATTAATATGTTTTGTGACATATCACACTTAATTTAAATTAAATTCTAAAAATTAAAAATTGATTTAAAATTATGCGATAATTATAAATCAATCCAACATGTCGTCAGAGCCAGACTTTACAACATTAAATATAAATATACCGGCGGCAGTGAGAAATTATTCCCTTGAACAGAAAAGGGAGGTTTATGCGTATTTGCGTGAAATGGATGAGCATCATAGAAGGGCGTATAGTATTGCAGTGAATCATTTGGAAAGTTCTTTTGATATTTATAGAAGCAATGGGTTTAAGGAGTGGAAGCAAGCTCGTCCAGCTAATTAGCGCGTCGTCGTCGCCGTCTTGTTTTATTATTTTTGGTTTGTATTCGCGGGTTTTCAAATCTGGCTATCTCTAATCGTGTTCTATTTTCTATTTTTTTCCCCGCTCGCTGAGCCCGGGCAAGTTCAGCAAGAGCCTGCTTCATATTTGTATACCCACCGCCTTTTGGCGGTAAATCGGTCTCTGGATTCTCCATAACTCCAGTGGCAGCCGCATTTTTGAGACCCTGCTTCACATTTTCGGTTATATCAAAGACCGCTTTTGAGGCAGCAGTAGTTGCATCGGAGCCCGCTTCAGCCGCATCGCCGACAGCTCTGGAAACATCATTTGCAATTTTACCAACTTCAATTACTGCACCCAAACCCGGGACCGCTGCCATTGCATCAGTAACCACTTTAACGATGCCAACTATTATAGCAGATGTCGCCTTCAGTCCTGCCTGACTCAGTATCCCCACAAGTTCAGTAAGTGGTTCTCTCATTGCTTCTACAAGTATTTTTGCATAAATGGCGAGTTCGTCGCCTGCTAAACGCGCCTGTTCTTGCAATTTCGGATCCTGCAATTTCTCGGCAACCCTGGAAAAGATATCTGTTACCAATTCGGTCGCTCGCGCGGCTTCAGCATCTACCGTTGTTTGCACACCAGGGGCGGCTAAAACAGTATTCACATGGTTCAGAACCAACGCGAGGCCCTTATTAAGTATATCGGCGGCCGTTCGTCCGGCCTGCTTAAGCCTTGAATCTTGTTCTGGTTCTTGCACATTTGCTATTTCTGTATTTGTACCCTCTGCAGGTTCAAGTGCATTTAATGCCTTGGTTAATCCTATTTTTAAGACTGGTTTAAGCAAATTTACAACCTTATTTGCAAGCTCAGTAATGATTCCTTTGTGTTTAATAAATTCTTTTTTATCAATTTGTGGCCCCTGCGTCGGTGCCAGTTGTCCGCCATAATATTTTCGGGTAGAGTTTCTTCCACGTTTGAATCGTTTAGTGTTATAAGTCATACTTATATTATAGCAAGAAGTTTATATTAGGCTGCGACCTGTATAAATTGACTATTTTATCATTTCTTCAAGAGACCCATTTTCTTGAAGTCAGCAAAGGTCATGGCCAGCTTCTTATCAACAATCTTTCTGTCAATCTTTTTTATAAAGCTAAAGTTTGCCATTTTGCCCTCGTACGTATATCTATTCGCCCGTTCCTTTAATACCGCTTCATTCTCGGATTTTTCAGCGGGCTGTCTACTCGGTCCACTGTTTTTGGGAGGAGCGCCTGTACTTACATGTCCCGTTCCGGCCTCTTTATTATAACTTTTAAACTTAGCAAAAACTCGCTTCTTTTCCTCAACGGGCTTGTGATTTGCGATAGCCTCTTCTCTCCTTTTTTTGTCCAATGCCTCCTTTTCCTCCTTCTCCTTCTTTGCCTGTTCATTCTTCTTCTCCGCAAGCTGTATCTCCTCTTCAGTGTTTACAAAAATGGGCCTACAATCAAAAAATTTCACGTACTTCCTTGCCACTACGTCTAAATACCTGTAAGGTATTGTATTGTCGCTATAATATTTAAACGTCTCGCGCTCTTTATCATATATCATCAATACGTTTCCAACCGGAGTGTGTTCCATAACATGGCAGTTTTTCAGTTTATCCAATTTGCAGTCTATCATAAACTGCAACGCACCCTCCGCCGCCTGTTTATTATTCTGCAGTTTCCCCTCGTCGGTCTCCATAGAATTCTTTAATGTGTCGTCCTCTTCCAATAATCCGTCTCGCTCTTCTCTCAACAGTTTTATTTCCGGGTTATCTATTTGTTCCAAATTACTCGTATTATCATCGTATTTCCTCAGCTCTGTCGCTATATTGCGCAAACGACCCCCGATCTCCTTCCGTCTATCTGCAAAGGAATCTGTAATAACCTTTAAATGCTCGCTCGTCTTTTTCACTATCATTTCATCATTTTCATCAAATTTGAACTCCTTCTCCAACAGTCTAATTTCTGCAAGATACTTGTCTTCGTACCTAACTTTAATAACGGGTTCCTCTACAGGGACATTTTGAACAATATTATCAATAACAGGTGCATCATGCCTATTTACAACTGCCCGATATAAGTTTGAAAGTAGCACAAATAAATTGGATGAAATGCCATATCTATTAAAATACCAAATTGCGACGAATGCGAAAAAAATAGAACCCTTGTCCATTAATTTAATATTGTTTATAGTTTTAAATAGTTTTAAATAGGTTGATTGTTAATTACTTTCATTAGCGCGTGCACCCAGCCTTTCTAAAAACAAAGCGCGCACGTCAGCAGACAAGTCTGGTAGCGGAATCAGTTCGTAATTTTGTTCTTCCGCATCGGGGTGCAGACGGACTAAGAATAAATCTCGCACAGTTCTGCCATATTTCGCCTCTATAATGGTCTTGTATGTGTTTAATTGTAGTGCATAATGCCAGAAGTTGGAATCGGGTAAATGGCATATTTGTGGGGGGAGGGCAAACCGGTTAAAATTATTGACCCTGGTAATATTTTTTGCGCGCTTCCAATCATAAATGGAAAGGGTCCCGTCTTGATTCTCATATATCATATCTATTGACCCCGAAATTTTTACGTCTTCATTGTAGATAACCCATTCAGTACGGAACGGCTTCAGATTGGGAAAGTCTTTGACGAAATTTATAAAATACTTCCATTCTAATGGGCGACTTTCATGGGTCTCGCCATGGTTGCTCATATAAAGGTCATACAGCTCCTTATTCGTGTACTCGGGCTCAAGTCGCGGCTCGTTATTGAAACATTCAATTTCAAAATGGAGGTCGGTTCCTGCGCCAGAAACCGCGCTGGCATTAGTGGCCCACATCGCCTTTATTTGTTCGGCAGTTAGACCCCAATATTTATGTCCTTCTTTCCAGCCGCGACCCTTCATCATATTGCTGATAACAGCGTCGGCGTCAAAATGCGGGAAATGTGAGTGATTCCATGTAGTCACCGACGTGTACCTTATATTGGGTTCAAATAGGACAACATATTTGTGACCTTCTTCAAAGAATTGAATATATTGGTCACGCTCGTGACAGTTTTTATTTGCTAATACAGGAGATGCAGAGGTCATTGTTGTATAATTATATTACTCATTTAAAGGATATAAGTATAATCAATTTTATTTATTGGCTGCGGATATTTGCTGTTTGAGTTGAGCAACGTCCTGTTTGAGATATTGTATTTCTTTAATGAGAACACCAATGAGTCCGGTATAATTAACGGTTTGCAATTCTGCGCCGTCCTTCTCTCCAGTTACCAAGAATGGATATACTTCTTGTAACTCGTGTGCAATTAGACCAATATCCTGTTTCTGGCTATTTAAATTTGTATAAGTAACGGGTCTTAGATTATCTACTGAAAATGTTTCATCGAGCGGGGCGGCCGTTTCTTTTATGCGGTAATCAGATGTTGTATTATATGCAGTAGCGCTTACGTTACCACTTACATCTAATGCCACAGTAGGAGTTGTTTTTCCTATGCCGACAAAGTACGCGGTTGATATCGGATATATTTTATTACTTGAGAAACTCCAGTACGGAGTTCCGGCAGCTCCCGCGGGTCCAGTAGCACCTATAGACCCTGCACCTCCAGCGGGTCCAGTAGGACCCACAGGCCCAGTAGCGCCTATAGATCCGGCGCCTCCGGAAGGGGCTACAGCTGGCCCAGCTGGACCAGTAGGGCCGGTAGGTCCTGTCACATTACTGCTTTGAAATAGTGGTCTTGCGAATGACATTGTATATTATATATAAATATTTATTAACATGACAAATTAAATTTAAGTTCCAATATTTAAATATAATCATTTAATATATTATATGAGTTTTGATTTGGACATTAATAATTACACACAGAATGAACTAGCTGAAATGCTGGAGCTCCCGTCAAACTACGACAATAATATTCTTGAAATGAAATTAACCAAATTGAGAGAAAACATTATAAATAACGCTAATGTAAACAAGGATGTGCAAAATAACACAATAAATTTTTTAGTAAAGGTAAAGAATGTGTTAATAAAAGGCTCATCTGGAAACTCAGACCAGAATACCTTTTTAACGGAAAAGTTTGCACAGTTGTATAATTCAAATTATGAACTAAAAACGACCGATTTGGATGACATCAATGACCACATGGTTCAAGTCAGACCGGTGAAGCCGTTTTTGAGATCAGACCCTGGTGAGTTTTTCCCAGGTGTTATCAATCCTCTAAGAAGGTCAACCATTCGGCAAAATTTAAATATTGATAGCAGATTTAGAGAGAATTACTATTCAACCGCCTCCTCTAATTTCCAAGTTACATTGCCTATGAACTTTGACAATGTATTGCGAATGCAATTAAATGCAATAGAACTGCCTCTAACATATTACAACGTGTCAAAACAATATGGTAATAATTTTTTTCAAATAACAGTCAACACATCGAATGCGATTATTAATATTCCAGATGGAAATTACACCGGGGACGGAATCGCGAGTATTATAACCAACGAGCTTTCTATCTTGGGATCTCCATTTAATAAGGTCCTGTTTGTATTAAATATAAATAGTAATTCTGGTAGCGGTCAAATGATGGTGGGGCCAAAGACTGGCGAAACAATTACCGTATTGGCGCTTAACTTTCAAACTGACCGCGCTGGTTATGATGATAATGGTACTCCGTTGCCATTAAAATTTGGGTGGGCATTAGGCTTTAGAAATGGTAAATACGTAAACAACTTAAATTACGTATCCGAAGGAGTAGTTGATATGACCGGACCAAGATATATTTATCTTGTGATTGACGACCATAATAATAATGTCAATAACGGGTTTTACAGCGCATTTAACTCATCCATGTTAAACAATAATATTTTAGCTCGTATATCACTACAGTCTCGTCCATTTGACGTTCAAGTATCTAACAATTTAAATATTATAACAACGCCGAGGGAATACTTTGGTCCAGTAAAATTGCAAAATATGACTATTCAATTATTAGATGAATATGGAAGAATATTAGATTTAAATAACATGGATTTTAGTTTCTGTGTCACACTAATTACCGCATATGATGTATAATGCTTATCATTATAAATTAAATAATATTGTAATAATTTATAATGTCACGATCATTTAGACCATTTAACACCTACACGGGGAAAAATACATTTGGGGTACTTAAGGAGTCGCGCCAGGCGGGAGAGTATACGATAAATAGGGGGGCGCTGGCTTGGTTTTGTCCGCCGAATATTTGTGTGCGAAACAAAACAAACATTACACAGAACAACTACCTATTATTAAAAAGGGCAAAAGCCCTTTATGTTAATGACCTATATAACCCAGCAGATTTAAATATGAACTTAGTGACACAGTTAGATTTATCGGGGTGTTCGATTATTGTGGATAATAGTGGAAATATTGTTCCTGCTCATTTAAGTGCAACGTCCATTCCATATCTTGATTATACAATTGATCCAAGCGGAGTTTTATTTGGAAACACAATTTGTGGGGCTGTAAATTTTACCGAATATCTGAAGTACATTGACCCTTCTAATAATGTTCTATAGTACAAAGAATATGACGTATGTGAGGGCGACGGTAATAATTGTGGTAGAGCTTATCCTTACGATAAGTCGCTCTACATTTTCTGGTATAAATTTATGTGCGCTCTCTGAATGCGGCACATATGTATTATAGTAGCCGTCATAGTCTTCTTCATAGTCTTCATAGTATTCTGCAAAATATTCGTAGTCATAATCGCATTTTTTTTGACGGATCGCGGGCCCTTGTAAAACTGGTGGTAAACTCTCTAAATCTATATAGAAGCCCCATTCATTGTCAAAGTTATTTGATGCAGATAATTGATCGGTTGAACTCATTGTAATTGATATAGTATATACTCATAGTTTTCTTTTATGAGTATATTTCATTTTTAATTTTTAATGCAAATAAGTAAATAAAGAATAATAGCTTCAGCGTTTTGCCCCCATCTTTATAAGCATTTTTTTTGCCTTGCTGGAAATACCCGCGTGCTTATATTGTCGCGCCCGGATATATGCGGCATATACTCCCTTGGAGCTGACTTTGCAGGTGTTTTTCTTGCATATCGGGAAGGATTTTTTCGGGCCTAAAAAGCACGTCTTGCCGCAATGTTTTAACATGACAGTTCTCTGATGATACCCTGGTTTTTCATTCTTCCAGCCTCTCGTAGCTGAACCGCGGCCGTTCTTGCGAGTTTTTTGCATTATATATAACAATCCTATTATAAGTTTACAATAAGTTCATTATGGGAGGTATATTATAAGTCCATTTAGTATATGAAGGGCGCCAAAATTAGTAAGAAAAATCGCACCGACAATGATAGTAATAATGCGCGCGCGAGAGATCGTACGTTAAGCCATACCTTAAGTGGTTACGGCTACGAGCAGTCGCCGCGGTCGCCTCTGGCTGCAAATACTGTTCCCACTATCTCTACAAATATAAGCGATATTATGCAAGAAGATGCATCTACCGACGATGTAACAACGGATTGTTCAAGTAATATAATAGATGTCTCGGGAAATATGTCGCCCACTATAGTTACCTTCAAAAAATATACCTACAAGGAGGTTGAAAAATCAATCGACGACAACTACTTTGCAGAAAGCGAATATTATTCAAGCGCATTTGATATACTTGCAACCTATTTGAAGGGCCAAAGGCTGATATATATGGAATCTAAGAGTTACTGCGAGAACCGGTTAAATTTTTTAATGATGCCATCCATTCTACTTTCTACTACCGCAACTGTAATGGCATCCACAATTAAAGAATATTACTGGGGTGTCTATTTTATATCTGGAATCAACGGGCTTATTGCATTTTTATTGGCAGTTGTGAATTATTTAAAATTGGACGCGGCATCAGAGGCCCATAAGATATCCGCTCATCAATATGACAAATTGCAGTCGTCTGTTGAATTTACATCTGGTAAAATATTATTATTTGCATATGACCCGAGTAACAATGACATAAGTAAAAAATTAGCAGATATTGAAACTAAGATAACAGATGTCGAAACTAAGATTGGGGATATAAAGGGGACAAATCAATTTATTATCCCAAAGGAAATAAGAACCAGGTATCCGATTATTTATAATACGAATGTATTTTTAATTATAAAGAAGATTGAAGACATACGGAAACGCAAAATCAATGCCCTGAGAGAGGTCATGAACCGACGAGGATATTTAACAGCGGTTTTAACCTCCAGAAGAAAGAAAGACAAGAGCACTTCTACGCTTGAACAGGAACTTTCAAATTTACAGAAAGAAAAGGAACGGCATATTAATAATTTACTGCTATTAAAATCCGCATTTTCAATCATAGATGATATGTTTATGAAGGAGATGGAGAATGCCGAGGAATATACATGCCTACGACGGATATTCTGTTGGTGCAGGCCCAAGGAAAAGGGCGGGAACCCTAAAAAACTCAGCACATTTGTAGAAGATGTAATGGACCCATATGGCAGACAGGATAAGTATTTGAGCGAACTGCGGGTGCTTGATGAGATGGGTCGGGTTGACAAATTAAATAAAGATGCTGCGTTTAGTAAGAAAATATTGGCGGAAATTCAACAAACAAACAACCTCTTAAAAAATAATATAACGTGCGCAGAACATATTTATAGTATGCTTGAGGAGGGCAGGGCGGCGTCACCATCTCAGGAAAATGGCACATTTACTTTGAAAAAGAACAATATTGTTAGACTATTTGGGCCTGATATTCAAGGTCAAAATAATATTAACATTTCATTTGAGGACGCCGGTTTGGGACATAATTCAGATACGCGGAGTATTCGGTCGGATTCATCAAACTCGCTTATAGATATGGATGTTCTTGGTAAGAATTGACACCAAGTATCAAATATTATTATCATTATCCTTATTATTTAATAGGTATCTTAGTGAATACACATTAAATTTCCGACTTGCCGGAATCGAACCAGCTACCCCTCGATCACTAAAGGCGAAACTACTACAGTCAAGTGCTCTACCAAATGAGCTAAAGTCGGATGGATGAGTTGCCGCCGCTTGGCACTCAGTATGTTATGTATTGGAACCTTTAAGTTGTTTTATCATAAATCTAAATACTTAGTTGCACGATTATCAACGAAAGCTCAGCTTGCGCAGCGTATTTCTGCTTGCATGAACAGTACCCTGTGGACCGGCGTTTGTTGTAAACATTAACTTTGTTGATTTAATTTGGGAGATCCTTATTTTTTCATCCATTTGTCGCTTTCTCTCTTCTGCTACCATTCTAAAATATTCCTCTTTAGTTTTGGGTACCTTAATTTCTGGCTCGGGGGGAGCAGCGTCCTGGTAATCTTTGAAATATTTATTATAGATGTAACTATGTTTAACAGATGGGTCCAGTGGATTCTGTTTATGTACTTGCACTGCCGGATTGGGCTGCTGTTGCTGATATTGTTGCTGGTTCTGTTGTTGCTGGTTCTGTTGTTGCTGTTCCTGTGGTTGTTGCCGGATCGATTGTAATACGCCAGTTTTACTAACAACCAAATTCATATTACGCATTATATCATCAAACGAGACTCTCTTTTTTTCCGGTTTCACCGCCGGCTGTATCGGCGTCGGCGGCGCTTCCCAATATCTATCAGAATTTATATTTGCGTAAGATTCATTTGGATAACCGCCGCCGTCGTTATTGTCAATCTCCGAAAAGGTTAAATCCATAATTATACCTCTTATTTTTTTACGAAATATTTTACATATTGAATAAAATATAATCTGTCTAAAATATAAATATGCTTAATACTTATATTCAAAATAAAGGCCAGATGCAAACTATACTCCATAATAAGAGGCGTGAGCAGGTTAACGAGATTCAGTGGGACGCCACTTACGACGGGAAGGAGGCTAATATTTCGTTATCCTCAAATACGGATGGCGCGAAACAAGACTACGAGTTTAGACTTGATAACCAGGATTTAGAAACGATGTTGAATATTCCGAGTGTTGATATGCCTCTTCATGAACGTCTTCAAAAGGACTTTGACGACTCTGCTTTCAGATATGAACCGACCATTTACCAAGTTGAACTACCACGACGGGGGTCCTCTGCATATGATGCGCCCATTGAAAAGTTAGTTAAGTCGGCAAAGGCGGACAGTTATTTGTCAAGTCCTTTACCCAACGAGGAACTAATCCTTCCGCTTACAATTGACGGAAAAAGGCGCAAAAAGTATACTCTTACACCGAAGAAGCATCATTTTCATAGGAAATCACACAGAACCTATAGAGCGTATAAGAAGCGCAAGAGTAGCTCTAATTCTAAATCAAGGTCAAAATCAAGATCCACGAGAAAAAATATATAATGCAATATATATAATGGGACCCATGCGGATGTTTGAAAAGATGGCTGGCACCAATACGATTATACTCGTTGTTTGTGTTTTAGCCGTAATATATCTTGTTTATTCGATTTTCGGAACTACAACTGAAGTATACTACTATCATGTGTCAGAGCTTACAGAAAACTCGCGCGTTATGTCTATGGAAAAGGATACGACATATACAAATTACACACACGCGAAAATGTATGATGGCCAAAAGAATCACGTTGGTGAAATGTCCTCCGTCAATTTTCATCAGGTGGTTGATGGTGTAAATCGGGTGACTACATTGACTACGTTCACGACAAAACGCGGCGCAATTGTATGCAATGTATATTATGAAACCAAGGTAGGAAACCATTATTTGCAGGGAATGGCGGAAGATATTACGCCTGAACACGAGACGGGTGCATACAAGGGCAAAAAGGTGAATGTACATATCAATGGAAAACCCGATGGAGAGCGAGAATTAACTATCCGCACATCAAGGAAATTGTTTTAAATGCAGATGAATTGTATCCATTAAAAGCTAAATATTTTTGCTATTTTCAAAAATATTTAATGTAGCATTAAGTATCCGCATTATCCATACAACTTTGGGATTTCGCGCTACTTTTTTATTAAATGTATATATAAATGTCATTTAGAAGGGTTGGTGGTTTAAATTATTCATCTAAACATAACTATGTCTCCAGTTCTAATAATACAACAGGTAATTTACTTATATCTGAAAACGTTGGGCTACTAAATACTTGCATTCATTTTGAAAGTAATATTGATGCAAGCTTTTGTGGTCCTACGGGTCCTACGGGTTCTTCGTCTTCTTCGGGATCTTCGGCTTCTTCGGGTGCAACAGGTCCTACAGGAGCACCAGGAGCACCAGGAGCATCAGGCAATATTCAATCCACGATTGTAAATCAAACCTTAAGACTTGTAACTATTATGCCTACCCCTGGGACTTTACCTACGCTCTTTATGGATTATTTAATTATACCTAGTGCGGGAACTTGGCTAATTATTGGTAATTTTAATATTACATATAATATTCCTTACCCAGCAACATCTACAACTACACATGGATTTTGGGTATCCGCGTTTAACTTAAATTACTCTGATTATCAGCAGCTGTCTGCTTATTCACTTGCGGGTGGTGGGGGTGGTTTGCAAAGATTATTTTCAGTATCTTCAGTATACACAACGGCCGCACCAATAACATTAGGTGGTTATTGCGGTGTAGTTTATTCTCAATATGGGGCGACCCTTTCAGGGAATTTAACAGCAGTTAAAATCGCATAAGGTTTCCCACTTAGAAACCCAAGTGAACGAATTAAACGGTAAAATATAAAATTGATATTAAAAAGAATATTAAATATATCATAACAAATTATACAATGGACCTTTCAAGGGAGCAGCAAATAGCATTTGATAAATATGTTCAGGGGCATAACATATTTATTACAGGACCGGGCGGAGCAGGAAAGTCCGCCTTAATAAAAATGATAAATCAGCACGCAGTATCGCGGTTTAAGAGTATACATGTGTGTGCTCTAACTGGATGTGCAGCGGTCTTACTGAATAGCAAGGCAAAAACCCTACATTCATGGGCCGGAATAGGCCTCGGAAATGGCCCAATAGACCATCTCGTAACAAAGATAAAGAAGAATAAATTTGCCAAGGCATTATGGAAAGGGACCGACATATTAGTAGTTGATGAAGTCAGTATGCTTTCATTAAAATTGTTTAACATGTTGAATGAAATCGGCAAGGCGGTAAGAGGCAATCTAAAACCATTTGGCGGGATTCAGATGATATTTTCCGGTGATTTCTTCCAGTTACCGCCGGTTGGCGACCATACCGAGCCCGACACCCAGCGGTTCTGTTTTGAAAGCGATGACTGGAACTCCACATTTCACCGCGACTGCCAAATTCAGCTGGTAAAAATTTTCCGACAAACCGACGAAGTGTATTCAACCATCCTAAACCAGATCCGTGAAGGAAGAATTAAGCGCAAGTCCAACGACCTGCTCCTTCAGTATGTAGGACGGCCATTTGACCCCAAATTGGTTGCAGAACCGACCAAATTATACCCTACACGCGCCAAGGTGGAAAACATCAACAATACCAAAATGTCGGCGCTTCTTAGCGAAGAAAGGGACTACAAAATTAAATATTTAAAGGACATTGAAATGACGAAATCTGAACGGATTAAACGCTGCGAGTTCAACGACAAAGACGTGCAGATGGAGCTGGATTTCTTGGCCAGCAATCTGATTTGTGAGAAGGATATGAAATTGAAAATTGGGTCTCAGGTCATGTGTATAGTCAATATTCAGTCAGAAACTGGTATAGAAGTGTGCAATGGTAGTCAAGGAATCGTCACAGCATTCTGCGATGTTACAGGTTCGCCGCGTGTAAAATTTAACAATGGCATTGACCGCATAATGCTAAGAAATGTTTGGGCAAGCGATAAAATTCCGGGCATAGGTGTATCGCAGGTCCCTCTAATTCTTGCATGGGCGCTGACAATTCACAAGTCACAGGGCGCAACGATGGATTCGGCAGAAATTGATGTAGGGAGCGGAATATTTGAATGTGGGCAGACATATGTTGCGCTATCCCGAGTAAAAAGCCTGGATGGCCTATATTTGACATCATTTGACGCACAGCGAATACGTATAAATAAGAAGGTGAAGGACTTCTATGAATCACTTACGCTATATCATCAATCAAAGGAGAGCAATGAAGAGGTATTTGTAGCGGCAGTTATTCCGGATCCAATACAACCAGGACCGGGCGTTTAACTTAAAAATTTATGAAATAAAACTGCGGTGTTCTTTACAGACTTGTCCCCATCCTTAGCGCTTCCCAATGAAGTATTCAGTTCAGTTATGTCCATATTGACAATATTTGTACTATTTAAATTGTCCAAAATCTTAATGGCGTTGTCTAATTTAAGGCCATTTTTTACCGGGGTTCCTGTAGACGGAATATATGCAGGGTCAATGGAATCTACGTCAAATGAAACATGAACCGGCGAATTTCCAACAAACTCCATTATTTTATTTACCGATGCTTCAAAATTGTTGTTTATTTCGTCTGGGGTTAAAAACTTGATATTTTTCTTATAAACCTCGTCTATTTCAAATAGATCCCAGCACCGGCTTCCTATATAAAGCAGGTTCTTAAGGGGTAGCTTGTTTTTAATAAACGAAAAACGGTCGTCTTTATCTATTCCGGTTACGAAACTTAATGGCATTCCGTGATAATGCTTAGAGTTTGAGCTCTTATAGGTGTTTATATCTGCATGGGCATCAAAGTATACCACCTTTGCGTCGGGGTGTTTATTTAATGTATCGGCGATTGTTGCAATGGCCATAGAATGGTCGCCTCCAATGTTGATAATTGGCCCCTTCAATTTTGCATTGGCCACATATAGATCATTTATATTTTTATAAAGGTCACCCGTGTTTTTAACCCGCATAATCTTGTGCTTTCTGTGATTTATAAACTTATTTAACTGATTAGGTGCCTTTTCGGTTCCGGTCTTTGTTTGCCCAAGATTATGCGGAAATAGAATTATTTGTTTGTAATCGTATGGTTTCGGCCGTTTCTTAAATGTTTTCGCAGTCTTTTTGTTAAATGTATATCCCCGCTTGGAGTTCTTCTTTGGAGGATTGCAATCGTTAATGCCAAATAATGAAACGGGTTGCTTCTTGGTTTTGGAGACCATTATATAAATATAAACAGAATATAATCCCATTATAAAGTTTATGAAAAAATTGATTACTTTTGCACTACTATTATATATCCATAAATACGTGCATACAACCCCGCATTAAGATGGACTGTGATTATTATGTTGACCGGTACTTGGTTATCGAGTATATATCGGAATGCGGTCGTTATTGTAAACTGACAACCGACCTGTCGCGGGAACCAAAGTATATTAGCCCCAAATTTAATTACGACACGGATGATTACTTCGCCGACGGACAGTGCTCGTCTTATCAACGAAAATTAGAGGAGAAAATAGAGAAGCACACATATAGGCAAATGATTTATAAGAAGAAGGAGTGGGCAAACAGCGAGTATGTGGCCGAATACACATATAGACTGCGACGTGAATTTCCTTACGTTTATAAGCTGAAAAAAATATACATGGAATTTGAAGCATTCCGGGCAGAGAATCATTAGAAATGCTTTTCATTAGCTTTAAAATAAAATTGAAATCGTAATACCATTTATTTTAAAGAGTACCCATAATATTCACCATCAGATTGGATTTAAAATGACAGATGTTTCGCTTGCCCAAACTGGACAGTATACTCGCGGCGATAGCGACCGCCCTACTAATATTAGGGTTGACGATTATAGACCAAGCGATTACAGACATGATACATTTTCATATGCCGATAGTAGGACAGATGATTGTGAGAAAATGCGTAAAAATAATGAAGAGATTGTGGTAAATATTTATCGTTACAAATTTACAGAGGATTTTATGCAGGATTTGTTTACCTTTGCAAAGGTGCATCAATACGATCATAGGAAGGATTTTAAGGAGGCCTGGGTCGCATGGATAGACGCGAATGAAAACGTGGTGAACGAGGAAGTGCACAGATTGACGCGGTTAGGGTATGACGGCGATATTCTGGACAAAATGTTTAAAAGTGCTCGTTATTATTTCAGAAAAAAGAGCACTGAAAAAAAGGCACCAGAACCAAGACGCGATTATGTATCCGTTCGTAAGGAGCTGCTTGAGGCCATTGACTCGCACATCAATAAGAGCATTGGCGATGCAAACTATAAACCATCGGACGGGTTTGATAACTTCTGTAATACTAATTTAGAGCTAATAAAGGACGAGATCAGCCATCTAACCAAGAGCGGCCTTACAGATTCCGACGAAATAAAGCAGAAGATCAAAAAAACGTATAAAAATCGGCACTTCTTAGTTATTCGTAAATAAAAATAATAAAGCGACCTCTATAAACTAAATAAATAATGAATACAAACATTGATATAACAAATATAAACAGTCATTTTTTGCCCACTTTTGCCGAAAAGAGAGAAGAATGTGCTAAGCGCAAATACAATACCAACTTGGCCAAGTACTGTTTTTATTCCAAAAATGAGGCCGATATAAGTGATAAAATCAAACAAATCCAATATTATTCAAACAATTTTTACATTGCCGAGACATGTGACTTTGTAAATATAGGACAATTAAATGAAAATGTTGTTGAAAAACTGCATTTAACAAACGACGTTAGATACCTAATTTTCAAGTATAAAAACGAGCATTTGGTTGATTTTGACGAGTTTTTGTTTAATATTGCGGATCCAAAACGCCTTATTTTCAGCGCCATTACATCGTTTTCTTATATCTTGGCGAGTTTACGCGCATTAAATGAGAACGACATTTGTTTTTTCAACCTATCTCCTCAAAATATTACATTCAATCTTGACTGCGGAGAGAACCCGGTAATTCGCAATTTTCAAACGAGTCTGCACATTTCTCGGCTAAATATAGAGTATATTACTAATATTATTAAAGCGCAACACGACTACACTCACAAACCATTAGAGGTGCACGTCTTATTCTATCTAATACAAAATAACCTTTCTACTATTTCCTACTCGTTTATTGAAGAGATTTGCGAGGAATTTGTAAAAAAGTTGCCGTTTTTGAATCTTTTTTCTGAAAAATTTGGCGTCTCGTATAAGGATGCATGTATTGCTTCCTTGAAAAAATACATAAATATGACACAAACGGATATTATTTTGGATATATTGGAGAATAGTGATAAGTGGGACGTGTATAGCATAAGTGTTTTATATCTGCATATCTTTGGGAACATTTCTCGGGTTTTCTCTCTACCGAATAACTTTATAACTAAGTTTACAAGAGAACTGTCCAAAAATACACACCCGAATCCGGCGAAGCGCTCCAGCTTGGACGAATTGTTCACAAACTATACCAGACTGTTAGGCGACGAAACTGATTGGTCTTTTGTAAATAAATTACCGCGCGAAAAAATGCCTCAATTATTTGCTATTTTAGGAGAATAATACGATAAATATTAGGATTATTGTATTATTACACTGGTTAGGTTATGTTATTATTGTCTACTTATTTGTTGGAACGGGTTCTGGATTGGGTTCGCGCGCGTCTTTTTCCGCCAGCCAATGAGGCGGACCGTCCGCTCTTTCTGGTTCTCTTACGGCTCACGCTCATTGAGCCCATCTCGGCCTTGCGACGGCTTGCATCTCTTAAGGCGTCTCTGAATTTATAGTTGGCATTCTTGGCCTTGCCCTCTTTGTACACCTTTTGTGTGAATAAATTCCACTGACTTACTGCTCTACCTCCCTTCATTATATATTACGTAAAGAAAAAAGCGCAAGCCAACCTTCTAAACCAATGACTAAGAGGTTTATTTGTTTGGGTGCGAACGATTCTTTATTTTTTTAACAAATATAAGTATAATGGAGGCAAGTTTTGATTTGGACGTCAATAATTATACAACAGATGATTTAATAAAGTTTTTTAAATTAGACCAGACCTATACACCGCCCGATTTAATGAAACGAGAAGAAGAGTTAGCTACTGAAATATTGTCAATGAATAATCAGAGTTACAGTGCAAAACATAAGTTTGACATCATTAATTTTATAAAGTCCGCAAAGGAGGTCCTGTTGCTTTTTTATAAAGATATTGAGTCTGATATTGAGATTAAAAAGCAGGCGGTTAAATTTCTGAACCGTGGACGAGATGTGCGAACAGGTAAGATTATTAATCCGCTTTCATCGCACCCTGCATTAGAGACAAATGATGTACCTCCAGAGGGGATTAACGGCTACGAGTATGAGACAAATACCTCTGTATACGTCTTTAACACGGCAGGGCGAAACGAGTTTTTTAATTCGGAACCGTCTAATTCAACATTTGATTTACCTATAAAATGGAAAAATGTAATTTCTATTTCTCTAACGTCCGCGAATATACCCAACGTGATGTACGCATTTAACGACGAGGCCAGAACGAATCAGATATATATAGAAGAGGATTTTACTGGTATATCAGGCATAATTACGCTACCAGTAGGTAATTATTCGCCATATGTACTACCTGGTTTTTTAGGCACAATAACTGAAGCCAGCTTTCCAGATGAAATGACAAAGGTAATTAACGATCAATTAGGTATATTTCCATACAGGTTCAAGGTAGAGGTTAGTTTATCAACGCGCAGAACAACCATTAGTAATACTACAAATACATTCAGAATGAATACAATCAAAAAAGACCCTCTAAATAACAAATGCACCGAGTTGACATCAAAGGTGGTTTATGCGAACACGATTTATACTGAATATGGCGAGCCCCCGCCAGATAAAACTCAGCTGCCGTTTGTGGTATATGTGCAGACAATGGGCTATCTAATGGGATTTAGAGAGGTTTATTATAAGGACCTAAAGTCTTACACCTCCGAGTCCGTCTTCACAAACACGTATTCTAACTATCTTTTCTTTCAATTAGAGGATTATACCGGTTCGCAGCCTGCCAGCAGCACGTATGGCATTCTGGGCGGCAGTGTGTTAAATAAGGATATATTGGGAATTATCCCGATAAGTAGCAACCTGTTCAGTACAACCTTTGATAATAACTCTAATTTTATATACAAAAAGAGAGAATATTATGGCCCGGTTGACATATCCAGAATAACCATAAAACTATTGAACCAGAAGGGGAACCTGGTTGACCTTCACAAGACCGATTTCAACTTTAGTCTGCAAGTGCGGTCCATTTATAATTTAACGAATCATGGCCGAACTTTGCGAACGCCTGGATTTCTTTAAATTTTGTTAAAAAATAAAATTGAAATAAATTTAAAGAAATATATCAATTAATAATAGTTAATAGAATCATGGTCAAGAACGTTGCAGGTGGAAGTAAGTCAAAAGGGTTTGCGCGAAAGGATTCTATCAAGAA